GGCAGCACCGGGTGAATTTGCAGCAGAAGGGCTCTCGAACTGCAATCTTAGGACAACATCAGGAGATGCTGAAACCAAGATGCTGTAGAGTAGACTCCCAACGCCTCAAAGTAGTTACCCGACCAACACGAACACCTGGAATCGGTAAATCGAGGTTTCCCTCGACCACCACATCTAGGTTGCGTCCGAGTTGTTCAAAGATCGGAACAAAAGCCGATCCAAGAATGACAGAGACAAGACTACGAGCTCTCTGGTCGAGAGCTGGCACTAGGTCAGTCCTTTGTGACAAACCTGGTGTTGTGGCTGATTGAGAAAGACTGCTGTTATACAGCATATTCCTCAGTAGGCCTGTGTAGCCTGTTACCCTATCACGGGCAACATAATCGCTCAGCAACATCGGTAAGAACGGTGATAACCGTTCGTCCAGGGTAAGCCCTTTCGGGTTCCACCCCAAACCACCGACACTTTCAGGTAACCCGCTAATTAACCGAACAACGGTTCGTTGTTTTGGTTGAAGAAGAGGGAAAAGGTATGGCATGTTCCTGACTATGTCTATAAAAGACTCGTCAGAAACATGTCTCCACTTAAACTGAGGAATCATCCCATCTTTCGTATAAACGATTGATCGGAACTCAGCTACCTGTGTCGAGTTCAGAGTCTTCGATTCTGAAACAGGACAGCCGAGACGACTCAGCATGGTTCTGTATTTATCATACAGAACCCGGTCTAAGATGACAACATCATCACCAAGGATGAAAAATTCTTCATCCCACTCTTTGCCCAGAAGCCCTTGAAGAAGGAGCCCATGAGTGAGAGCGAAAGCAGCGAAACTTGGATATAATCCAAGAGGCTGACCTTTGGTCCAGTTTAAAAACCTGGTTAAACCGAACTCAGATAGAACTTTGGTATTGAAGCCTTTCGGCAAATGCCATCGTCCTTTAGACACCCTTTGAAAAAGGTCCGTATCAACGGAATCAGGAATCAACGCTTTAAGCGCGACCATCTGAAGGTCTAAGGGGAAGTAGTCTGTTGCCCCAGAAAGGTCAACAGAGAAAACTTCTTTATTCTGAGAAATTGCTGACAGTAAAGCATCATCAGCTTTACTCTGACTGAAAGTACAGTCCCAAGGAAGTGATTTGAGGCGTGAAAACAACTCGTTGCCTAACGGCTCGAGAACACGTTGGAAAACACGACCGGGATTAGCTACAGACCGAAGTTTGTAGCCGGGTTCCTGAATGAGGCCTATTCGGCCAACATAAAGGTCTCCTACATCCTGAGGCTCACTCGCGCTTTTGGCGCCACCGAGCGTATAAGGATGCTGTACAACGTCGACTTCAGGTTCTAGGCCAAGAAGAACAGGCTTAAAACGTTGAATGAAGTCATGATAGAGACGTATTCCTGAGGATGTTATCCCCAGATAACGAATACTATCTATCACACCTTCTACTTCAGGAACTGTACCCCTTGGTACAGGAGCCCTTTTGGAAGGAGACGCAAAGTAATTCAGCAGAGGTCGAGCCTTCGGTAACTCCCCTTTAAAGGGACGAAGACCAGACAGCCGAAATCCAAACATCACAACTTCTGCGATGTCGGATGGGATAATCACTGCTTTCGCAGTGACACCGGAAAGAAACTTCTTAGCTTGATTCTCAGTTACCTGAGGAGATAAGAAGTGTGTGTAAACGTTCAGCAGAGCCAAAGTGCGCTCAAATCTGAAAGGGCTACGAGAAGAATAACACTCAAGAGCTCCTATGACGCCACCAAAAGTACTGGTTTTGCCCTTACGTATCCACACTGAAACAGGAGGAAGACCTGCCTTCTTGCGAAGGAAGTCCACTTTAACCTGCTTCAATCGATTCACGGTCCACTCGATACCAGAAGCCTCACACCACTTAATCACTAAATGGATGAAAGGCAAGCTGATATTTCGAGGAACACCAATAACCCTTCCACGCTGCAAGAGATCACCCTTTTCTTCGACTGATAAAACAGTCATATTCCATCCTCCTTTTGGATGTATGGAGAAGAGCAGGGGCAGATCCACTGCCGCATGGGGTTATAGAGATTGCCCGTTTAAATTGAGCACTTTACGCTCTAGAAGGTGGTCGCTTTGCACCATCTCCCTGGGAGTCCCGTTTAGCGAGTGTTATACGAAATTCTACGGTGTGTTCTAACACATCTTCCAATATCGTCCAGCGCCCGATTAATGGGAAACGAAGTAAGTAGGACTGCAGCACCATTAAACATGGGTGTAGGTCGCTCTTATTCGGTTTCTCCTTTTCTGTGGCGGGTTTTGACTTTGGTGATGGTATCTCACCGTCAACATCGTAATTACCCGG